AGCCGCCACCGTGATGAGCCAAGCCATGGAAGCATTGAACAGGCCGAATCCCAACCTCGGTTGGGCGGGTAAGTTCGACCCTGACACGCGAGCAAGTCTGACCAAGTTTGGCACGGAGATTGGGTTCACCAATGAAGAATTGGCGAACACCACGCATCCGCTGATGATCCAAACGCTGAACCTCGCAAAGATCGGGTTCGACTATCTGAAAAAGCAACGCGCTACCTCAGCCAAACCACCGGCGCCAGCGGCAAACCCTGTCCCAGAAGTGGGCACAGTCCGTTCTGCTCCGGTCATCAGGGGAGTCGATGACAGACTGCCCATTGATGAATGGATGAAGCGGCGCTACGAGCACCTTCAACGAAAGAAGGCTGCCCGGTAAGTCTTAACCCCCGCTGTGAAGCGGCAATGCCCTTAGAAGGACTTTTTCCATGGCGAATACCATCCTCACCCCCACCGCAGTGACGCGCGAGGCTTTGCGCGTCCTGCACCAGAAGCTGAACTTTATCGGAACCATCAACCGGGCCTATGATTCGTCATTTGCCAAGGATGGCGCCAAGATTGGCTCTGACCTGAAAATCCGCCTGCCCAACCAGTACACCGTGACAACCGGTGCCACGCTGGCCGTGCAGGATACCACCGAAACGTCAATCACCTTGTCAGTGACCAGCCAGAAGCACGTTGCGGTGAATTTCACGTCCGTTGACCTGACATTGAACCTTGACGACTTCTCCAGCCGCATTCTCGATCCGGCAATGGCAGTCCTCGCTGCCAACATCGAATCTGATGCAATGTCGATGTACAAGGACGTGTACAACCAGTCCAACCAGTCCACCATCACGGCGGCACTGTCCCTGGCGACGTTGCTCGGCGGGCGCAAAAAGCTCAATGACTTCCTGGCACCCATGTCCCGGCGCATCGCCAATCTGACCACCCAGAACAACGTTGATCTGGTGCAGGATTTGAAAGGCCTGTTCCAGGACAGCAAGGAACTTTCCGCGCAGTACAAGGAAGGTGCCATGGGCCGGGCGGCAGGCTTCGACTTCTACGAAAACAGCCTGTGGGCGCGTCACACATCGGGAACCGATGCCAACGCCTACCGGGTGAATGGCGCAAGCCAGTCCGGTTCGTCCATCACAGTGGGCACCGGCACCGGCACTTTCAAGAAGGGTGACATCATCACCTTTGTTGGCTGTAATGCCGTCCACCACGAAAGCAAGGCCGATCTGGGCTATCTCAAGCAGTTTGCCATCACTGCTGACATTGGCGCCAACGCCACAACGCTCACCATCACCCCGGCAATCGTGCTGACCGGCGCCAAGCAGAATGTTTCTGCCGCTCCGACCACCGGCGGCTCCGGTATCGTGACGAAAGTTGGTGGCGCTTCCGGTCAGATGGATGTTTCCATGCTGTACCACCCGGATGCCTTCACCTTCGCGACCGCCGACTTGATCATGCCGAAGGGCGTTGATTTCGCGGCCCGCGAAGTACAGGACGGCATTTCCCTCCGTATCGTTCGCCAGTACGACATCAACAACGACCAGCTGCCCTGCCGTATTGATGTGCTCTATGGCTACAAGACGATCCGGGGTGAACTCGCCTGCCGCATGGCGTCCAACTCAACCGCGTAACCTGGTGGGGCTTCGGCCCCACCTTCCAACCATCAGCATAAGGAAATCCTACAATGGCAATCGGAAAACAGCTTTCGGACCTCAACCCTACGGGAACCGGTCTCGGCCAGTCAGCCGCCGATCTCATCACGTTCTATGGTGGCACTCCCGCTTCGCAGCGGGCATCATCCACCCAGGCCACAAGCAATGTCGCGGTATCGGCCTCGTTCGGTGCCACTCAGCTTGCGGCATTGCAGGAAGTGATGAACGTTCTCATCGCGGTCGGCCTCATGAAGGGCTCGGCGTAATGAAAGTGGTGCTCGCCACTCCGACCGTGGAGAGGCCGCACCCGGCCTATGTCAATTCCATGGACGAATCTGTGAAGGCGCTTGATGCTGCTGGAATGGATGCGTCCATGGTGTTGGAGATAGGCAATCCATACATCAGTTGTGCCCGCGCCGAAATGCTCCGCAAGGCGCTCGACGCGCGGGCCGATGTTATTGTGTTAATTGACCATGATCTGTCATGGCGTCCGCAAGACTTGGTGACGTTGATCCAGACCAACGGTGACGTGATTGCCGGAACCTACCGCTTCAAGGAGGACGCTGAGTCATACATGGGGCGGTGCTATCCCAACCGGGAAAACACCGTTATTTCCCGCCCTGACGGCTGCGTGAAAATGTCCTGTGTCCCGGCCGGATTTCTCAAGGTGACGCCTGACGCCATCGATCGGTTCATGACCGCCTATCCCAATCTGGTCTATGGCAAGAAGTGGCATCCCTATGTCGATCTGTTCAACCACGGCGCATTCGGCGGCCTATGGTTTGGCGAGGATTATGCTTTCAGCCGAAACTGGAATGACCTTGGCGGGGAAATCTGGTGCATTCCAGACCTCGACCTGACGCACCATTCCTCCGACAAGGCATTTCCCGGCAATTTTCATCAGTATCTATTGCGCCAGCCCGGCGCATCCAATGACCCGGAAAGGTTGGCGGCATGAGCACGTACAAGTACATGCAGGACGAAATTCTTGACGATCTGGTCAATGAGAGCATAACGCGAACGCATGTGAAGGCTTCCATACAAGATGCCATTAGCCATTATGAGCAGGAGCGGTTCTACTTCAACGAATCTCAAACCTCATTCAGCACAGTGGCTGGCACGGAATATTATTCATCGACAAACACCGACTCCATTACGACAATGGTTTCCATCGTATCGCTTCAGGCGGGGTTGAGCGGCAGTTATTCTGTTGTGCGGCCGGTTGATTTCAAAACCATCGAAAGTCTACAGGATGGGAATGTCACCGGGTTCCCGACTCTCTATGCTTTCTATCTCAATCGTATTCGGCTGTATCCGATACCGGATGATGTCTACTCCATGGCAATAGATTACGTGTCAAAGCTCGATACATTGTCGGCGGATGATGACAGCAATGCCTGGACGACATACGGTGAGGACTTGATCAGGGCCGCCGCGACACGCCGTCTTGCCACTCGCAAGTTGCAGGATGACCAGATGGCCGGCCGCTTCGGCATGATGGAAATGGAAGCCTATGAAAAACTGCGGGCCGCCACCAGACGCAAGATGCCCAATACCACGCTTCAGGTGCCTGCGATGCTTGGCGTCAATACGTTCAACATCAATGTGGGGTGAGCATGGTTCCGTTCGGAGAATGGCTGCCTGATCTTCCCCCGCTGGGTAACGCGGCCATGGACATCTATGGCTGCATCGCCACCCATGGCGGTTATAGGCCGTTCCCGTCATTCACGCCGCAGGCAACCGCGGTTGATGCCAGGGCGCAGGGCGCTATTGCCGTTCGCGATCCGACAACCGGGCTGATTTTCAATTTCAGCGGAACGGCCACCAAGCTCTACAAGATGGCATCCGATGGCGGATCATGGACCGATGCCAGTCGCGCCGTGGGTGGCGCCTATGCCACGCCGTCCAACGGGAATTGGTGGTTTGCGCCGTTCGGATCGACCGTCATCGCAACCAATGGGGCCGACGATGCCCAGGAGTACATTTTCGGCGGCACGGGGAAATTTACCAAGCTCGGCGGAACCCCGTCGACCTCGACATTCGTGAAAACCGTCGATCCGGGATTCGTCGTGCTCGGCAGATATGGCGGCCAGCAGGAACTGCCGGATGGCGGCCAGATCATGGGAATGGCCGGTGGCGCGTTTCCGCTGATATTCCAGGAGCGGGCCATTCGGCGCATGGCGTTTGCCGGGCCGCCCATCGTGTTTTCCTTCGATAAGGTGAGCGACGGCATGGGGTGCATGTGCTCGGGCTCCATTGCATCCTACCATGATGTGGCGTTTTTCCTGAGTCCCAATGGCTTCTATATGGTGCAGGGCGCATCACAGATTGCGCCAATCGGGGCTGGCAAGGTCAATAAATGGCTGCTCAGCCGCATCGATACGACACGATTGCATCTGGCATCAAGCTGCATCGATACGGTGAACAGCATCTACTTTTTCCTGTTCCCCTCCGGATCATCGGTTGTCAACGCGGCTGATACACTCATGGCGTTTCATTGGCCAACCGGGGCCTGGACATATATCAACACAACCCAGGAACTGGTCTACCAGGCCATCAAGCAATCCAGTTACAACGTCGATACGGTTGACGGGTATCTCGGTGGTCCGACGCCGGGAGCCTATAACCTCGACACGTTGCCCTATCCACTGGACAACACAATCTATGCCGGTCTCAATGACACCATCATGTCGGGCTTTGACACGACACATGCGAGCGGCTTTTTCAACGGCGTAAACACGGGCGCGGTGATAGAAACAGGCGATTTCCAGATCACGCCGGGACGCAAAACGATGTGGCGCGGGGCGCGGCCAATCGTAAGCCAGGGGGCAAGTGGAAATACCGTTCAAGTCTATCCGACAATGACGCCTTTATATCGTGACTTCCAACAGTCGGCGTTGACAACGGGCGATGAATCCCCCGTCAATGCTTATGGCTTCTGCCCAATGCGGGTGAATGCCAGATATTTCCGCGCCCGTGTTGCCATTCCAGCCGGGTCGCAGTGGGATTTTGCAACCGGAATCGATGACATGAAATCCTCTGTAATGGGAGCACGATGATGCAAAAAGCACCTCCGCGCAGCTACCGCCCGGCAAAGTCCGCACCGCGTGAACGGCTGGCCTATCTCAGCCGGGCGGAAATGGAATTGCTCCGCCGCGCCACCGATGGCCGGATCAACAGAGGCCCGCACGGCATTCCATCGTTTTACATGGAAGGCTCTACCGATACCGGAACCGTTGAGGGCAACTGGACATCGGGAGGCGGAGAACTGGCCAAGGGTGACTTCGGCGGCATGGATAACGGCGGCAATGTGTCTATGTCTGGCGCTCCGGCGGCGAGCGGAACGGCGGCACCAGCCGCGGGCGTCAGCGGTTCGGCCGGTGGTGATCTAAGCGCCGCCATTGGCGCGGCGGTGGCCGGAGCGGTGGCAAATGCTATTGCCGGGGCCGGGGCTGGTGCGGGGGGCAGTGGTAATTCCACCGACATCAACAAGTCTCAAGAGACGGCGGGCCAAACGCCAGCCAACCAGATTGAATACAAATCCCCATCGCTTCCCGGCATTGGTGGCACGGGTGGCAATTATGCAATCGGCAGTTCCGCATATGGCGGGCTGGGGATGCCCAACGCTGGCGCCAATGGCAGCGTTCCCGCCGGTATCGCGGACCCGCTTCCGGGTGTCGGGGCCTATAACAATCCGCTGAGCAACTTTGCCCTTGGCAGCTCTGCGATGGGCCGCCTAACAACACCAGCCGGGGCCTTCGGCAGCGTCCCGGGCGGCATGGCAAATCCCTTGCCGGGCGTCGAGGCCTACAACAATCCGCTTATTGGCGGCGCGCCTGGCGGTGGTGCTGGGGCTTCTGCCGGGGCCAGCGGATCGACAGGCATCCGTGGTGATGACCTGGTGCAGAATGCTTTCAACAATGCGCCGTCGCCCAACTTCTTTGGCGGGCCTTCGACGGCGGCAAATGCCGTGGCTCGCGCCATGATGAATCGCAACACGACAAACGTTAACATGCAGCAACAGACCGCCGGGCAGACGCCTTATAATCAGGTGGAGTTCAAATCTCCGGGACTTCCACCGGGCGTCGATCCTTCCTCGTTCAATGACTATGGCCGTTTGGGGTCTCCAGACCTCACACAGGGCGCCTATAATTCTGCAATGGGGCTTGATCCGACCGGGGCATCTGGCACGATGGGTGGCCTTCCCGGAATGAACCCATCCGGTACTATGTCACAGTGGGGTGGCCTTCCGGATATGGGGCAGCCCCAGCAGGACTATAGCCAGCCGCCATCGCAGGCCGGAAATGCACCGTGGGAAGGCTACAATCCACAGCAGGGCTATGCGCGCAATCCGGTACAGGGCTATTCAAAGAACCCGTCTCAAGAGGCCTATTATCGAATCGGTGGCGGGACTGACAATAATATCACGTGGCCGCCGGAGCCCAAAAAGGATGGAAAAGACACGGTCACAGAGGACAAGAAAAAGAAGAAAAACCGCTATCAATACTCGTTCGATCCATGGGCGCAACTGCACTGGGACTATCCCCAGTATTTCACCATCACGCCGCCTAAGCCGGGGATTGTCAATTCATGACCATCCGCCAGCAGCCACGTGTCAGCAAGCCGTCTAATTTCACTGAAATGACGGAACTCAACAAATGGCTGCAACAGTTATTTGGCGCCGTCGACGCAAGCTCGCGCGGCAAAATGGACTGTGTGACGGAAATCACATTGACGGCCTTAGCGGGAACAACGGTCATGGCTGACTATCGGCTGTCGGCGCAGTCGGTAGTCATCTTCGATCCCACAACCGCGAATGCGGCGGCGGAACTAGCGGCTGGCACCATGTATGTGCTGACCGCCAATCGCGGCTCGCAGAGCTGGACAATCACGCATGCCAACAATGCCCAAACGGATAGAACCTATGCAATTGCCATCTTCGGTTGACAGTTTTGGCACTGGCATCACCACTTCGGATGAAATGGCCTATACATGGCCATTGGTGGAGCCGATGATTGCCAAAGCGTTGGGACCGGGCGAAACGACAACGGACGTGCTCCGCA